TGGGTAATGGTGGAACATGATTGAGATAAACGGAGTACAGTTTGAGCCACATCCTGAGATAGGGGTACTGCCGTATAATCCTAAATTGGTGAATTACAGGACGGATTATGAGAAGATAGTATTGGATATAAAGAATAAGAGATATGGGAGATTGCTGTTTAATAAAGAAGTTGGGGTTGATGAGTTTAGTGCTGAAGAAGAAGATCAGATGAGATGGTTGGGAGCGGAGGAGAAGAAGAATCCAGGGTATTTGGAGGCGTGCGTATTTAGAAAGTTGATAGCGACTGATTTATGGTTTTTGTTATATTTTATAGTGAAGCCGTTTTTGGATGAAAATGGAAGAAGAAAGGTAAATCACCCTTTTGTAGTGCAGGCTTGTAATGAATTACAGAAAGGGCCGAAAGACAATACGTTGGATTTATGGGCGAGAGAGCATTACAAAAGTTCGATTTTGACGATTGCGGAAACGATTCAGTATCAGCTTAAGAATCCCGAATGTTCTACCGGCATCCTTTCTTATGTAGCTCCGAAGTCCAAGAAATTTCTTTTTTCTATTCGGTCTATTTTTGAATCTCAGAAAATTCTTTATACTACGTATCCCGATGTTGTTTGGGAAAATCCTAAGTCTGAGGCTCCGTTATGGAGCATAGATGAAGGAATTATATTAAGGAGAAGGTCTACAAGGCAGGAGCCTTCTATTGGAGCTTATGGTTTGACCGAAGGTATGCCTACTGGGTTTCATTTTGAGAGGCGTATCTATGATGACATCGTTACGGAAGATATTGGAGAGTCCGTAGATGTAATGGAAACGATAAAAAAGAAATTTGATTCTTCACAAAATCTTGGCAAGGAGGGAGGGCATCATCGGGTAATAGGAACATATTATCATCATTCCGATCCTCTTACATATATTCGTGATAAAGTTGATCCGAAAAGCGATCCCGAAAGACCGAAAACTCTTTATTATATTCGCTTTAAGCCTGCTACGGATGATGGAACGAGAGAAGGAAAGCCTGTTTTGATTTCTCAAGAGCGCCTTGATTTTCTAAAAACGACGGCTACCTTCAATTGTCAGCAGCTTCTAAATCCAACCCCGGAAGAAGAACAAAAGCTCAATCCTGATTATTTCCAGCCCATAGGTCCTGAGTTTATTCCGAGAGAGGTTATAAAATTCCTGCTTGTAGACCAGGCCGGAGATGCCGGTTCTAATAAGACAAAAGTTTCTGATGCCTGGGCCGCCGGTGTTTTGGGTGTGGAGCCTGTCGCTGATGAGATAGGTCAGAGCCGTGTGTTTCTCATGGACTTATGGATAAGTATAGCCGGAGAATCGGAGGCGATAGATCAGATCGTAAGGATGTATGTGGATGGGGGCGTGATTGCAAGGCTTGGGGTGGAGAAGGTAGGAATTTCTACGACTCATCTTCATATTGCGAAAGCATTGAAGGCTAAGGGAAGGTTTGTCGAATTCGATGAAGCAGATAATGGAGTCTCAAGCGGAGTTTTACTAAGACCTGCCGGAAGACACAAGAAGAAGTTTATTGAAGGTGCATTAGCTTGGCCCTTGAATAATGGCAAGCTCTATTATTCAACGAGAATCAAGCCGAAATATATCGAGCGCCTGAAACAGGAAATGGCAAATCATCCACGCTGGAATGATGATGGACTCAATATGATGGCTTATCTTTACGATGTCATTAAAGAGTATAGGTTCTTAAAGCCTGAGACTGAGTTTGAGAGAATGCAGGCAAGAATGAATCAACAGCGTCAGGATTATAATCCACTTACGTTTAGTCATGGGCGAGCATGATACCAGAATTATGTGGAATGTGTGGCGGTAAGTTTGTGTTTTTCTCCAAGGATAAAACGGGTGAATACTGGCGTTGCAATAAATGCGGAAGGATCGTAAAAAAGTGAATCTATAAAAACCATGTCGTTTTTAATAAAGAATGGTATGTTTTGGGTGAGGTTTTTTGGATATGGGTTATCAATAACCAATCAAAAAATTTTCCCTCCGTTATTTTCGGAGCGTTATGGATATACAAAAACGATTAAAATAGGTGTTTATAACGTTGCATGTTTAGGGAGGATAAAATGGGTTCACTATTCAGCGTTCCAAAAAGAGAAAAAACGGCACCTCCTCCGACAATGGATACATCACCAAAAGTGGATGAGGCAGCCGCAAGAGAAAGAGAAAGACAAAGAAGAAGAAAAGGATTTACTTCGACTTTGACCACCGGAGGCCAGGGGGTTACAGAGACAGCGACAACGACCAAGACGAAATTAGGTGAATGATGCCTGATAAACGCTCTGAAGAACAGAAAGCTAAAGATGCCTATAATGTCTTGAACAGACTCAAGGCAATAAGGGAGCCGTTCGAGGAAGAAATCGATTATGTGATCAAGTATGGTCTACACTCACGAAGAAAGGTAAGCGATTATACCTGGAATAAGGGTAAACGAACAGGCCAGGATGTTTATGATGGCACAGTGATAGGGGCTATAAATCTTACAGCAGACGGCATTTACGGACATTCCTTCGCGCCTTCCCTGAGATGGTTCGCTTATACGCTTCCCAATAAGCTGAATTTCCCCCGGACTTCCTCTATGCGGGCCTGGAGCGGCAAGCGCATGGATGAGTATCCGCAGGTGGCAATCTGGCTTGGAGAAGTCGAAGAGGTAATGTATGCTTCATTTTTACGAGGGAATTTCTACGATGTCTCTCTCGATGTGATCAGGGATTGTGTTTCAATAGGGACAGTTACAACGATGATGGAAGAAGATATCAATACCGGCAAGACAATTTACACCGTCCCCCATTTCAGAGAATGCTATATCGCAGAAAATCGTTATGGAGTGGTCGATACCAATTATAGAGTTTATCCGTTTACATTGAGGCAGATGGTCGATAAATTCGGTCTTGAAAGAATGAAAAAAGCAATAAGAGATTTTGATAATATTTATAAGAAAAATCCTTATGAAGAAAAGCAGATACTTCACTGTGTCTATCCAAAACAGGATTATGATTTTTCATTGATAGGAAACGCAAGCAAGCCTTATGCATCTGAATGGTATCTGATGGAAGGAGATAAAACCCCTGTATTTTTAGGGGATGGAGGCTATGACTATAAGTCGTGTATTACCTGGAGATGGAGAAAAAATTCCGATGAATGGTATGGAAGATCTCCGGTATGGGATGCGATGGTCGATGTATTGACAGCCAATCAAATGGGGGAGACCAATCTTATTGCCGGTCATAAGATGGCTGAGCCTCCTATGATCGGGCCTTCGGATTTGAGAAATAAAATAAGGAGTATGCCCGGGGGTTGGACATTTATGGAAAGTTGGCACCGGGATCGGGCTCCAATGCCTATGAATACAGGAATACAGATTCCGTTTCCGAGAGAACTCCAGGAGAGACTGGATCAGAAGATAAATGAACATCTCCATACGGGTTTCTTTTTACTTTTGTCTCAGGCTGCAATGGCAAGAGTCGAGCTTACCGCAACGCAAACCATAGAAATGACTGCTGAGAAAGCTGCTATTCTTGGAGCGAGGACGGCGAGGGCGGAAAGTGAGTTTCTAAATCCTGTTCACGATAATCAGTTTGAGATCGAGCGAAGAGCGGGGAGAATTCCGGGTCCACCCCAGATTCTTCTCGATAACATAGGAGATTCCAATATAGAAGTTGATTATTTAGGCCCTCTTCCGCAGGCTCAAAAGCGATTATTCAAAACTCAAGGGATAAGAGCAGGCATGGAATTCATTGCAAATATGTCTCAGGCTTATCCTGAGATTCTGGATATTCTAAATGTGGATGAAACAGGAAAAGAAGTGTTGAAGGGTTATGGTTTTCCTGCAAAACTAATCAACAATGATGCAACGATAGAAAGTATAAGAACTAAACGACAGCAGCAACGTGAGATTGAAGAGATGGTTGAAGGGGCCGCAAAACTTGGCAAGACCATGCCAGGTGCACAAAAAGAAATCGAGCCAAATTCTCCTATGGATATGCTTCTTGGGGGTGGGGCTGAAGCATGATAAATGAATATCAAATCCTACAAGGGAAATACAGACACGTCTTTATAAATGAGATCGGCCTTGAGGTGTTGGCGGATATTTTACACGAATGCCATTTCGGAGATACGATGCACCCAGATAATAATATGAGACTTGGAGAATACAATATTGGGGTGACAATATTGGGGAAGATGGGAATATTTTCGGAATTTACATTAAAACAGGTGGTCAATGCTCTATCGAGCGTAGTGCCGCCAAAACCAAAGGAGGAAGAGAGATGAAGAAGATTAGGGATGTTTTCATGGTGTGGATTATCGCATTACTGATTAGCGGGCTTGTTCTGCCTATTCCGGTTATTGCTGAAGAAGTTAGAAGGCCAACGCGCAATAATACCGGGGTCATTGGAGATGGGACGAGAAATTACAGAATTGGAGGTTTTAATAGACTTATCTTTCAGGAAGTGTCTGCTCCCTCCGGTGATCCTTCGGCCAATACCGGATGGCTCTATGTTAAGGATTCAGGAGGCTTATCGGCTCTTTATTTTGAAAATGATGCTGGTAGTGTTACCCAACTTGGCCCGTCAGGTGCCTTCGGCTCCGGTCTTACCGTTACAGGTGGAGCAGTTAACCTCAACGCAAACTCAAATTATGATGTAAATCTTGCAACAGGAACCTCAACTGGAACGACAACGATTGGAAATTCTACGTCTATCCTTACGATTGCAGGTATTATCAGCGGTGCCACTCCTCTTGTTTTTGAGGGGGCTACCGCAGACGCCTATGAATTGACAATTGGAATCACCGATCCGAAATCGGATACCACCATTACCTTTCCCGATGCCCCTGCAAGTTCTGATGTGCCAGTGGTTCTTGCCGCAGACGCCGCAACGACCTCTCAGGCAGGCGC